GATTTTCGCGCGATTACTACGATGATTTCAAACGATTCCTCTGATTATTTCACGCGATTTCCACAACATTTTTCGTATTTCAGAACGATTAAGACTACATTATCCTGGCTTAATATTAATTAATTTTAATTATATCTATAAATATTTTCAGTGAAAAACTATTTCTTTAAGGCATCTAATGCTTTAAAAAACAACGATACATTGTACTCAATATTGTTATGCTTTGTTTTTTCTCTAGGAAAGCAGTAGGCTTTATAATAATCAATTTTAACTTTCAACATATTTTGTTCAATAGATAAAGTTGCATTTAATAACGATTCTTCTAATCCATTTTTAAATCTTTTAATCTGATCTTTTACGTATCTATACTTTTTAATAGATTCTTCTATCAGTGTAATTCTTTTGTAATTATCTTTTTCTCCTTCACATGTATCTACAATGTCTCTAATAATATATAATCTAACAACAGGTAATCGTATATCTATAAGTAAAATAATGACATATGATTGAATAAATTCGTTTAATTTTTTCCCAAACTCATAATCTGTTTTCTTTTGTCCTTTAAATGCCTTCAAATACAATTCTATCAAATAAAATAGTTCATTTAAAAAAGCCCAAGCATATTCCTGTTCTAATGCAACATAACTAATCAATTGATTATTAAGATTATAAAACTGAATCTCATTATATAAATATTTCCAATGATTCTCCAATTTTGTATACGATATTTTTTCTCCTAACCGTACATATTCATTTTCTTTTTTTGACTGATTATAGAGTGTGTCTATCTTTGTAACTAATCTTTTTTGCGTTTTGTTTATTTCTGCCAATGCTTTTGAAGTAATATTTGAATCATAACTCATATGTGCATCTACTTTCTTTATCGCGAGTAGTGATTTCAATTGTTCTTCATTTATAAATGGATTACGTTTAAAATTATTATTTTGACTATTGATATGCGTCATGATATTTAAATTACTGTAAATCTTATTGATACTTCTAAACTCAGTATCATCTAATAAATAATCGAAATTTGAGTTTAAATGTTTTTTTATAAATGAAACTCTATCCATCTTTTGATGTTCATTTAAATCGCTTAAACTTCTTAATAACAACAAATCTTCATAAACCTCAACTGTTACATCAAATTTCAAATAATCAACTAAGTTTCCATACTTATCAATAATTTCTTCTAGCGTAGGTATCAATATATACCCCCCCTCCCCATTTTTTGTTCCGCGTCTAATCATAATGCTTCATTTATGCTTATTATAGCAATCAATTGAAGATAGTTTAACCTATATGATATTGATTGACTCCTTAAAAATTATTGGAGGAATTTTAAAATGAATAAGAAATCTAAGCAGCAAGAAAAGCTTTATAATTTTATAATTGCTAAATCTTTTCAACAACCAGTTGGAAGTACGTTCACTTATGGTGAATTAAGAAAGAAATATAATGTGGTTTGTAGCACGAATGATCAACGTGAAGTAGGACGTCGTTTTGCTTACTGGATTAAGTACACGCCAGGATTACCATTTAAAATTGTAGGAACAAAAAATGGCAGTTTATTATATCAGAAAATAGGGATAAACCCATGCAATAATAGCACGCCTTCGAAAGGAGGTGATTGCTAATGAGTTACACATTGTTTGAAATTGGCCCATTTGCTTTAGATTCCTTCGGTTGGAAAGAAACGATACCACCTAAAAAAGATGGTGACAGTGAAAAAGTGGTTAGAATGGCTAGCCCTATTATTGTTAATGCAAGATTTTCTGATCCAATTACTGGTGTTGAAAAGTTGATTATTACTAACAACAATGGTAAAAAAGACATTTTTGAGTCTGATATCTTAACAACACGAAACTTACCTTCTTTAATTAAATATGGCTACAGTATTAACGAGAAGTATATTAGATCATTGAGTTATGCCTTGCAATTGATGCGAGATAGATTACCACTTTCTGAATTATATGAGGGTGTAGGTATACTAGAGACACCTTTTGGCTACTTGATATCGCTAGATAAAGTTCTCAAATCTATTCAATTTAATCAGTCCTCACCTTCATACCCTATTGTAGATAGTGCTTATGACTTAACTCCTAAAGGTACATTTGATAATTGGTTTAACATGTATATTGACGAGGTTAAAGGTCATCTTCTTTTAGAATTGGCAGTCATATTTGGGATTTCTGCCTTAGTGACAAGTTTTCTGAAGCATAAACATGAAATCGAATTTGCAGGAATTCTCTTTAGTTTTACAGGTCAATCCTCAACCGGTAAGTCAACCGCAGCTGCTTTAGCTGTATCAGTCGCTGGTAACCCTACCAAAGGTAATGAAACTCTTTTTAGAAGTTGGAATGCCACACGAAACGCACTTGAAGGTTATTTGAGTAACAATTATGGCATTCCTATAGTATTTGATGAGCTTTCATCTACGACACTTAGAGATACCACGGGTTTGTTATATTCCATCGCTGAAGGTCAAGGTCGTCAACGTTCAAACGTTCATGGAGAAGTTAAAACGCCTAAGAATTGGGGTACTTCTGTCATTTCAACGTCAGAATACAGTATTTTTAATGATTCAGCTCAAAACGATGGATTACGTGTAAGAACCATCGAGATTAATGAACAATTCACTACAAATGCGACCAATGCTGACAATATTAAAAAAGCTGTAGCACTAAACTATGGTCATGTTTTACCGTTAGTAGCTAAATATCTTATAAATCGTGAAGATGAAGTTATTCAATGGTTTTACAAGGAAGTAGATTGGTTTGAAGCTAAATTGAAAGATGAAACAAACAATACAGGTATTCGTATGTTTAAGCGTTATGCAGTCATTACAACATCTGCGAAAATATTAGGTCGTGTTTTATCTACAGATATTGATATCGCTAATATAAGAGACTACTTTATTGATTATCATACTCATACAGTCTCTGAACGCTCATTAGCTGATAAAGCTATTGATGTCATCATTCAATTTGTGGCACAAAACAGAGGTAAGTTTTCAGATGAAGGTGCTTTGAAAAATATGTTTGAGAACTATGGATTAATCTCATTAAAAGATGACCATATCGAAGTAAAAATAATTGCGAACGTTTTTAAACAGATGCTAAACAATCATCAATTTCAAGATGTTAATAATGTTGTCAACGCCTTAAGAGATAAAGGTTTCATATTAGCTGACCGTGGACGCCAAACAACTAAAAGAAGTGTCAAAGATAATAGCGGTAAAAAACAATCACTTGTATTTTACCATCTAAAATTAGATGTAGAGTTTGCATCTATCCTCGGATTAACTAAAGATAAGTCGTTACTTCAAAATTGGACACCGTCAAATGATAACAAAGCTGCGAAAGAACTTTTTAAATCCGCTAATGAAGGGATAGGCCCTTCAGGAGTTCACGAAGATTTCTAATTGTCTTTATCATACAACTGTGAAGCATCAAACTGAATAATCGACGTATTGAAGATAGAACAAATAACGGAGTGAAAAACATGGATGAACTTATCGAGATATTAGCCGATTTGGTAATTGAAGAAATCAATCAAACAAATGACTAATATGGACGCCCAACATCTCATTGATGTTGGGCTTATATATCAATTCATCCATAAATATATATTATCACTGTGAAAGGAGGAGCCGATATGAAACAAGTCATAGGCTATTTACGTCAAAGTACGATGAAACAACAATCTCTTGCAGCACAGAAACAAGCTATCGAAGCAATAGCCGAAAAACATCATATTCAACATATCAACTTTTATAGCGACAAACAATCAGGTCGCAAAGATAATCGTAGTGGGTATCGACAAATAACACAATTAATTCAACAAGGACAGTGTGACATATTATGCTGTTATCGTCTTAATAGGTTGCATCGTAATCTGAAAAATGCATTAAAACTCATCAAATTATGTCAAACGTACCATGTTCATATCTTAAGCGTACATGATGGTTACTTTGATATGGATCAAGCTTTCGACCGACTCAAGCTTAATATCTTCATCAGTTTAGCCGAACTTGAATCGGATAACATTGGAGAACAAGTCAGAAATGGGCTTCAAGAAAAAGCAAAGCAAGGTCGATTGATTACAACACATGCACCTTTTGGTTACGAATATCACAACGGAACATTCATCATCAATCAAAATGAGTCACCAACGGTAAAGGCTGTATTCAATTATTACATTAAAGGTCATGGTTATAAGAAAATTGCACAGTTATTAGAAGAAGATAACACGTATATCAATCGACAACCCTATCAAGTTCGTAACATTATCATCAATCCTAATTATTGTGGTCGTGTCAACAATCAATATGGCCAATTCGACAATATGTTTCCTTCTATTGTTTCCACAAGTATATATGAGCAAGCGCAGAGACTTCGATTGCAAAAACAAACCAAACAGACACCTTCGGATAATCAACTCAAACAAAAAATCAAATGCCCATGTTGTAATGCAACACTTACAAATATGACCATTAGAAAAAAGAATCATACATTACGTTACTACGTCTGTCCTAAAAACATGAATGCTTCACGCTTTGTCTGTGATTTTAAAGGCATCAATGCACAAACACTTGAAGATAAAGTATTAGAAGTGTGCCGAGACTTTTATCAAAATCAACGCATCTACACAAAAATTAAAAGTGCGATTGACAAACGCATCAAAAGACAAAGAAACATAGAAAAACATCACACATTGACTCAAGAACAACTGATAGAAAAGTTGGCACAAGGCATCATTGATGCAGAAACGTTCAGAGAGCAAACACAATCATTACGTCAACAACCGCAACGCACTACATCTATCAATGGGCATCAAATACAACACATCATTCAAAATATTATTCAAAAACGTTTCACGTTAAACATATTGTACCCCTATATTGAAACCATTCACATTACGAAAGATAAAAATCTTATAGGAATCTATTTCAAAAATGAACCACTCAATATTGTCAATCAAACCATGCAATCATCGATTGCATAAATGAAGAAAGGATGTAACATAATGCAACAACTTAAAACAAAACGTGTCGGTATCTATGTACGTGTATCAACAGAAATGCAAAGCACAGAAGGTTATAGTATCGACGGACAAATCAATCAAATCAAAGAATACTGTGACTTCCATCATTTTGAAGTTAAAGATATATACGCTGACCGTGGTATTTCAGGTAAATCTATGAACAGACCTGAGCTCCAACGTATGTTGAAAGATGCAAAAGAAGGCAATATCGACTGTGTTATGGTATACAAAACAAACCGATTAGCTCGTAATACATCTGATCTTCTCAAAATTGTCGAAGATTTACACAAACAAAATGTCGAATTTTTCAGTTTGTCAGAGCGTATGGAAGTCAATACTTCTTCTGGTAAACTCATGTTACAGATACTTGCGAGTTTCTCAGAATTCGAACGTAATAACATTGTCGAGAACGTATTTATGGGTCAAACGAGACGTGCCCAAGAAGGCTATTATCAAGGCAATTTACCACTAGGTTATGACAAAATACCAGATAGTAAACACGAGCTAATGATTAACCAACATGAAGCTAATATTGTAAAATATATATTCGAGTGCTATGCCAAAGGACATGGCTATCGTAAAATTGCCAATGCATTGAATCACAAAGGATATGTCACTAAAAAGGGGAAACCTTTCAGTATTAGTTCAATCACATACATCTTAGCTAACCCTTTCTATATCGGCAAAATTCAATTTGCGAAATACAAAGATTGGAGTGAAAAACGTCGTAAAGGGCTGAATGATAAACCAGTGATAGCTGAAGGTAAGCATTCCCCCATTATTAATCAAGATTTATGGGATAAAGTACAAATGCGTAAGAAACAAGTCAGTCAAAAACCCCAAGTCCATGGCAAAGGAACGAATCTGCTTACAGGCATTATTCACTGTCCCCAATGTGGCGCACCTATGGCAGCAAGCAATACCACGAATACTCTTAAAGACGGGACTAAGAAACGTATTCGTTACTATTCATGTAGTAATTTTCGGAACAAGGGTTCCAAAGTATGTTCGGCAAACAGTGTAAGAGCTGATGTGATTGAAGATTATGTGATGAAGCAAATACTTGAAATAGTCAAAAGTGATAAAGTCATTCAACGCGTAGTAACACACGTCAATCAAGAAAATCAAGTTGATGGCGCTGCACTTCATCACGATATTGCTTATAAGCAACAACAATATGATGAAGTACAAATCAAAATAAATAACTTGATTAAAACCATCGAGGATAATCCGGACTTAACATCAGTAATCAGACCAAGTATTCAAAAATATGAAAAGCAACTCAATGACATTACGAATCAAATCAACCAACTCAAAAATCAACAAAATGAAGATAAGACTTTATTTGATGCCAAAGAAATCAGTAAACTATTACAACACATCTTTCATGATATTAAGCACATAGAAAAATCTCGACTCAAAGCATTGTATCTATCAGTGATTGATCGCATTGATATTAAAAAAGATGGTAATCATAAAAAACAATTCTATGTCACACTCAAACTTAATAACGAAATCATTAAACAACTTTTCAATAATAAACAACTCGACGAAGTGCATCTCAGCACTTCGTCTTTATTTTTGCCCCAAACACTATATCTTACTATTTAGCTAATAGAATCATTGTTATAACAATAATTTTCACTATATTCTTTCGCTTATTTTATCTAACTATTTTCAAGAATTGCTCTTTATCAATTTCAATAACACTTATCTAATGAAACAGTTATTGTCGTAATTTTTTCATAACTATACAATGCTTATATTGAAATTGCTAAAGAACATCCCACAATGATTTTTTATCGGGAAATGATTGGGATTTGCAGATTCGAAGAAACAGAAGGATTGTGCAAGCACAATCCCAAAATCCCGTTACTTTTTATAAATAAATAATATATATAAGGAAGCAGAGACACAACCCTATCATCAATACTTATAAATAATGAGTTGATTGTTTGTCAAAATAGGCGGAATTTCAGGATTTCCTTGGCATACCAACGTTTGTAGCGGGTTTTTATATGGAATTTTCTCTTATTCCCACCGGGATTCGTAATAAATGACAAATCAAATATATATTATCTCAATGATGTATATGAACTACATCACTATTACACTATCTAGGAGGCAATAATATGAAAACCATCACTCAAGAACTCAAACAATATATAACCCACCTATTCCAACTATCTAATAACGAAGCTTGGGAATGTGAAGCGCTGGAGGAAGCAGCAGAAAATATTCTACCGGAACGTTTTATTAATGATTCTCCACTGGTACATCTCACACTCGAGACTTATACCTACTATAATGATGAACTACATGAGCTAAGTATCTATCCATTTCTAATGTATGCCAATAACCAACTCATCAGTGTCGGATACTTAGACCATTTTGACATGGACTTTCTGTACCTTACAGATACTCAAAATATCATTATTGATGAACGTCATTTACTAAAACAAGGAGGTCAGGACCATGAATAATTGGATCATAGTTGCTCAATTATCCGTCACAGTTATCAACGAAATCATCGACATCATGAAAGAAAAGCAGAAGGGAGGGAAATAGCATGAAAATCAATCGATACATCACAAGAGGAATTAATGAAAGTATTCCACTAGACCTTCAAATCTTACTTTGGCACATGGTAGAAAAAAAAGATAACCAGCCTCATACAGATTACCTACACATTTTTAAATTACAAGAAGATGAGAATATACTCTCAATCACACATGAACAAGAACAACCCACATACAAATTGGAATATCACTATACAAACTATGAAAAAAATCAAAATGCATTACCTAAGAAAGTCTACGTCATTCGTGAAGATGACGTGGACGCTTTTTATTATGTGATGCTTTTACCAGAAGAATACTAAAGGAAGTGACGATGATGAATACAATCAAAAGTACGATACACACAGAAGCCATATTTAGCGATGATGAACAGCACCGCTATTTACTCAAAAAAACATGGGATGAAAAGAAAGCTGCATGCACAGTGATAACGATGTATCCTCATTTAGACGGTGTATTATCACTCGATCTCACAACTGTTCTTATCCTCAACCAATTAGCCAATTCAGAACGATACGGTGCTGTATATCTTGTAAATCTATTCTCTAATATTAGAACACCCGAAAACCTCAAACATATCAAAAATCCATACGATGAGCACACTGATATTCATTTGATGAAAGCGATTAGTGAAAGTGACACAGTGATTCTTGCTTATGGTGCCTATGCGAAGCGACCAGTTGTTATCGACCGTGTCGAACAAGTGATGGAAATGTTAAAACCTCATAAAAAGAAAGTAAAAAAGCTCATCAATCCAGTAACAAATGAAATTATGCATCCACTCAACCCTAAGGCACGTCAAAAATGGATTTTGAAATCATAGCAAATACATGGAGGTCAATATGGAAACAAAACAAATCAACATCGTTTTACTGTAAATGATATTGTTGAAACAATTCCTGACAATGAATTCGACGAATTCAGACATCACCGTGGTGCAACTTCGTACCATCCTAAAATGATGTTAAAAGTGATTCTATATGCCTACACACAATCTGTATTCTCAGGTCGTAAAATAGAAAAAATGCTTAATGATAGCATCCGAATGATGTGGCTATCACAAAATCAAAAACCTTCTTATAAAACAATTAATCGATTTAGAGTAAATCCAAAAGTAGATGCTTTATTAGAATCTTTATTTATTCAATTTTACAGTCAGTGTGTAAAACAAAATCTTATAGATGATAAAGCTATTTTTATTGATGGTACAAAAATTGAAGCAAATGCCAATCGATATACATTTGTATGGAAAAAGAGTATTCAAAACCATGAATCAAAGATGAATGAGGATTCTAAAGCCCTCTACCATGAATTGGTAACCAATAAAATCATACCGGAAATTAAAGAAGATCATGATAATGAATTAACAAAAGAAGAAATAGATTTGATTGGTAGTCACTTAGATAAAGAAATCGAAGATTTAAACCAACATATCAACAATGAAAAATGTACTAAAACAAGAAAACAAATACGTCTCAAAAGAACTAAAATCAAAAAATACAAAAAGCAAATCAATGATTATTTTGAGCGAAAGTATCGATACGAATTTCAAAAATCTATTTTAAAGGATAGAAATAGTTATTCTAAGACAGATCATGATGCGACATTTATGAGAATGAAAGAAGATCACATGAAAAATGGACAACTTAAGCCAGGGTATAATTTACAAATAGCGACAAATTCCCAATTTGTTTTATCTTATAATGTGTATCAAAATCCAACGGATACTAGAACGATGATTCCATTTTTAAATTCAATTCAAGAGACCTACGGTCATTTACCTGAATATATTGTAGCTGATGCAGGTTATGGTAGTGAATCAAATTATAAGGCAATTATAGATGACTTTAATCGAACGCCACTCATAACATATGGAATGTTTATAAAAGATAAAACTAAAAAATATAAAAGTGACATCTTTAATACTCAAAATTGGAACTATGACGAAATTAATGACGAATTCATTTGTCCGAATAATAAACGGCTAGGTTTTAAAAGATATGCCTATCGTCATGATAAGTATGGTTATAAGCGAGACTTCAAATTATATGAATGTGATGATTGTTCAGAATGTCCTCTGAAAAATCAATGTATGAACTTCAATTCAAAAACAAACAAAAAAATAATGAAGAATTATAACTGGGAATATTTTAAATCCCAAATTAACAAAAAGCTTTCAGAACCAGAAACAAAAAATATCTACAGTCAAAGAAAAATTGATGTGGAACCTGTTTTTGGATTTATGAAGGCTATTTTGGGTTTCACTCGGATGTCTGTCCGAGGACTCAATAAAGTCAAAAGAGAACTTGGTTTTGTATTAATGGCACTTAATATAAGAAAAGTAGTAGCTCAACGAGCTGAAAATAATCAAAAAATTTATAAAAAAGACAATTTCTATATTATTTCAATAGAAATTGTCTTTTTTTCACTTATCCAAGAACTTTATGTCCCGGACTCCTTTATTTATATCAAAAAGCAGAATGATTTCTTAGTAATATTAAAAGCATGGAGTGTAACTCCATTTTCTTCTATTATTCCTCAAATCTCCCTATATCATCAATAAACGTAGGTACAACTTTGTTCACATCAACCCTATCGTAAATAAGCCCAACGCTATCTATTCGGATAAATAAATATCCTATCATCATTCAATTTTATAGATGGTACTATGCGCCTATCCACACCATTTCTGGCAATCATTAAGTTAAACGGTAGTATTACTCCTAAACCTTTTTGTGTTTTACTCAACGTATGCCACACTGCACTCTCTTTATCATTCATAAGATTATCGTAATAGATGACGGAACATTTCTTTATCGCCATCGCTCTGTTATACATATCTTCAATGCTTATCATATTTAATTTATCGGCAGTATCATTCATAGTTAACAGTCCTCTAATGGTACATCATCAATAATCATTGTTCTGTTAGGGTGCTGCTCATGTAGTTCATCTAATGTTTTCCGTTTTTCTTCTTCCTCATCTTCCGGCCAATCACCAATGTTTACAATAATAGGCGTGTCAGTGGATAATTCTTTTTTATCAGTAAATAACTTATGATACTTACCTAACATATCCCTAGCACGCAATCTATCACTAGGCTTAATAGGTATTTCCACCATTTCTACATGTTCATTGTAAACTAAGTTCATTTTGTCAGTGTCTGGGTTACGTTCGAATGTGCCTTTCTTAACCACAACCTCTTTAGTCTCTGTCTCATCACCAATAGCCGATTTAGTAAGTAAGTATAATATTTCTTTTGCAGACAAAATGGTATCGTCCATTATCTCATCTTTCTTACTTTTAATGTATTCGTCCACTTTCTCTTTGCGCAGCAACCTACTACCCGTTACATGTGCACTATTAGGGCTATATCCTGCCTTTATAGCGCTTTGCGTAACGTTGAGTGTCTTAATATACTCATTCGCAAATCGCTCTTGTTTGGGCGTTAATTTGTCCATTTAACCACTCCTTATTTTCTATAATTTTATCTATTAATTGATTAGTAAGTTGATTGATTCTGTTCACAGATAATTCAAAAATTTGTGCTATATCTTTGCTGGATCGTCCACTACGCAAAAGTAAAAACAAAATCAATTCTCTTTGTGTACAAATACGGTCTACTAATGTCTCTAGCTCATTCATGTAAATATGGTTATCAGTATGTGTAATTTCCGATGAATATAACTCAACATCATCATTCAACATAAAGAAATCATCAGCAGAAACCTCTTCCTCAACATCATTCACGTAATTATGATAGTTTAATATAAATGTTTTAAGCGTCTCTTTATCACCAACAAACATAATCACACCACCATAGCTTGTTGTGGCTCGCTAGCCTTTGTTATAGACTTGTTAAGATAAACATTGTATAAATCTACCTGTAATCGTTCAATGAGCCTGTGTTCTTTTATACGTCCATGTGATTGCATGTATCTAACCACCTGCTGTCGTTCTTCTTTTGTATAGGTATTTAGCACCTGCTTTAATAAGGATAGACGTACCGATGAATCATTTTTAAATCGTTTCAAATCAGCTTTCTTTTCACAAATCCATATCACAAGTTTATCAACTGGATATGAGACAGAAATCACTCCCATAATATCGTCACATGTCGTTATCGAAGTGCTTAAATGATACATCTCCTCAATGTGTGACTGTGCTAATTTAATTTTAGAATTGATATACTTTGGATTGTATTTGGTCAACAACTCATATTCAGATATCTTTGTTTGTTGATACGGTTTGTTAATACTTTCCTGCACGATAATACCCCCATTATATAGAATGAGCCTACCCAATAAAGGATAGGCATTTGAGTAATATTTTATTGTCTATACGCGTATGCTTGCTTTCTTGCACCATCTTTTTTAGCTTTAGCATGTTTTAATTGCTCGTTATATCTGTCTGCCAATGGTTTGATAACAACGTAACCGTCTTTATCTTTGTTAATGACTGAACCTCTGTTCTCCATACCGATTTGTCTTAAAATATTATATTGATATGCTAAATCGTTATATTCTTCATCATTTTCATACGGGTGTAAAACCATTCGTTTTAATTGTGTGAAAGTACCTGAAATTTGCCCTTGCTCATTTTCAGAAAAACGATTCTCATAAATATTTTGTAATAAACTTAATTCATATACACCTATTTCTTTAGGGTCAGCATTTCTGACATACTCAATGATTTCTGAGTTATCGTAAAAAGAAAGTCGAGCTTTTAAATTTTGTCTATTAATTAATTCAGCTTGTGGGTTTGAAATATTTTCGGTTGTCGATTCCTTTTCGATTTCTTCTAAACGATTTTCAATATTCTTAATCTTATCACTAGCAAATTGTTTAAATTCGTTTTCAATTTGAGTTACTTTCGGTTTTTGTTTCTCATCAATCGCATCTAATCTATAACCACGTTGATACATAATGAATGTTTCTTCTAAAAACTCATCTACTTTATCCAATAAATCTTTATATTTTCGATCATTAAAAAGTACGTCGTAGGCACTTCCCGTTTTGGTTGCGTTTGTATTGTACATATATAAACCTCTTTCGTTTTAATTTTATAATTCGATACGTTTTAAAGCCTCATAGCGTCTCATACTACCGTCTGCTAACTTCTTAAGATTTTGCATTGCTCGTTGCTTTTCTTCATCAGTAGTGATGATATAGTACCCACGTTCGTGCTTTTTATAGCTGCACCCAATCGGGTAACCATAATCATCAATTAGCTTACTAATAGCATTTCTTAACCATCTTTCATTAGTTGAGTTGGATTCATACCCCATTAAATTAAGTATCTTGGACTTAGTTATATACTTATCTTTTGAGTTTTGAATAGTATCGAAAATTCTTAAATATTCGGTTGGTACAGATTGATTTTTATTTAATGTATCTATCATGTTTTATTCCTCGTTTTGTTTAGTATTCCCTTTCTGTTTACTAACTTCTTAAAACGGTAATGATACATTTAATTTTTCCTCACGCTCTAATTATATCAAAATTACACCAAAAACAAACTTATGTTCTTGTTTTAACTCATTTTATTTTATGCTTAACAACCCTAATAAACATTGAAATAACAACTTTTATAAGTGCTTTTCATATACTATCACACACTATAAATATAGAACGTATGTTCTTTAATATTTGCGCTTTGTCCCCCTCAAGAAAATTAGACACTTAGCTTTTTTTAGTTTTTATATGGGAGCCACACACTACATGTGACTCCTTATTAACCTACTTACTCACACTATAGTACGATTCTTTCAACTCACTTAACTTACGCTCTAACGTCTTGTAATCGTCTTGTGTAGCGTTCTCATCTTGTACAAATGCAGTAACCAACTTCAACCCCTCAACTAATTCTTGTGCAGGTTTATTAATTCCAGTAGCTAATTGATATAATATTTCGATATTACCTATCACATCAGCGTTACTAGACTGAACTCCCTCAAGTTCTTCAACATTTAATCCACTTTCAATATAAGTGAACATATCTGTGTTATTACTTTCTGAGAATGTTTGTAGTTCATAAATGAAATACTCATTTTCGAATAATTGACTTGCCATCATATCACTAATAGATAGGCGCATATCATCGTGTATTTCAAAACCGTTATAATATCCCTCAACACTTCTTATTAGCCCCTCTGTGTGCTTACTAGACGCTAATTCGAATGACTTTCTTACTTTGCAATCTTTAATATATACATGACCAAATAACTTCCCGTTCATCATCACATAAACCATATCAAATGGATCATTATATATCTTAAAAGCGAAGTGGTTTTCTCTACTGCTATCTAACAATCCTGTGTAGTACCTTAATAACGTAGCTGCTCTTGTTTCAAATTGATTTGCGATAATCTCTACATTCATTTAGTTTGCTCCTTTATCTTTTATTCGTAATACTACAGGTATCCACGACGGCTTATCTACATCTTCGGTGATAGCCAATGGTAATGGTGGTACTTTTCCGTCTAATAAATACCTCTCAACATATCGTGGGTTGTGAACAATTGATATTTTATTTTCTTGATACAACTCCTGTATAACTAAACCTGATTCCGTTGTGCAGTGATAGAAGAATACTCTATTCTTATCACCATCAAACGTAAGTGATCTATTGCCCTCAAAGGGTACGCATGCTTTATCAAATAGTGGTTCTAACTCGTATATATAAGTGCTTTCGTTCTCTCGAATAAAATCTAATACTTTATCTTTTAAATTATTCATACGCCACCTCTTTATTTACACTAAAAGTAATTGGTAACCAGTGGTAAGTATCTATATCATATGACTTTAAAACTGGTAAATTTAATTCTTTACCATCAACCATATAAATGACTGGTTCACATATTTTCATATCTATTAATCCTTCATTAACTAAGCTGCTAACGACATTAAAAGCTTGTTCGTTCCACCCATACCAAAATATAATGTTATTGTTCTCTGCACTGGTATAAGCTCCGTTCCCTTTGTATTCAAAATGATTCTCATCAAATATTTTTTCTATTTCCACAAACGATGTACCAGCATTTTCTGTTATATATTTAATAATCTTAATTTTTACATTGTTCATATCATTGCTCCTTTAAATGAAAGGAATATCAAACAGTGAAATGTAAATTAAAGCTGTCATATCAATGTTTATAGATAATACCTTTCACATTTCAGTAGTTTTGCTATATTGTATATTTTTATTTTCTTATATGAATTACTATTGAATTAATATATAAGTGAAAGGTGAAAGGAAACATCATAAAACCCCAAAGCATCAAGTATTTTATACCTTTCACATTACTTAAAAACCTTTCACTCAAATGAAAGTTACAGACTTTGACCGTCAAAATCATAGTAATTTTCAGTAGTATCTTTATAATAAAAACGAACTGACTTTTGTTTTTCTTTTGACCACTTCATTTTTGTTTTATAACCAAGTCGTCCCATTTCTTTTGAAAAATTAGATTTATTAAGCAACATATAACCATTGTTAGGAGCCCATATATTATAAATTTCATATGTTTTGTTTGTTGGTCTTCCCTCAACTACTGGTAATTGTCTATAGTCCTTATCTTCTGCATCTTCGATAAACTGTAGTACTGGATTATTATCATGCTGATATTCTTCTTTGGTTTTTCTAGCAATTTGAGGTTCTATTATCTCGTTGTTTTCTAGCGTTCTCTTTAGACCTTTTAATGCTAAATTAAGCAAAGCTGACATATTATGTGGTGTTATCAATTTATTTAGTAACATCGGGTCTCTCTTTTGTCCGTCTTTACCAAATTTACGCAGCATAGGGATAATTACCATACGTCTATAAAACCCCTCACTCTTGTCATTGCTCATTGGTAATTCATTACTAGCAAATATGAGTTTTACATATGGTTTAAACTCAAATGCGTCTTGCCCTTTAAACTCAAATGTAATGTAATTACCAGTAACAATAATCTTGAAGTTACCTGTATCTCTAATTCTGTTTGGATCTATATCATCGGCAATATTCACTAATTTCCCTTGCAAGTTAGCAGGTTTAAACTTATCGTTTAAATCATTAAAGGATAACGCCGTTGTATTCTCTGGGTTATAGAAATGGTGCAATAATTTAAGTAATGTCGTTTTACCATTACCACCTGGACTATAATAGAAGAAAGCAACTTGTAGGAAATTATCACGGTATAAACCGTAGCCAATCATTTCATAAATTAATTGTTCTACTTCTTCATCTTCATTTGAAATATCTTTGATGAATTTTTCTATCAAATCACTTTGCGCGTCTTTATCAAAATCAACATCAATAATATTAGTTATATAGTATTGAGGATTAAAAGGATTCAACTTTTCTTCAACAGTGTCATATATTCCGTTTTTCAAACCTATATAACGTGCTGAACATTGTTCTTGATGATTACCTAAACATAAAGTTTTTAACTTTTGATAAACTTCTTTATTTTGCTGTTCTCTTAAGGATGGAATATATTTAATAGTCATTTTACGAACAACATCTATATTTAACGGCTCATATTTCTTACCTGTAAATACATGAGGACGGTTATCAATATAGCAACCGTGATATTCTTCATATAAAAATAATGCGAATTCATAAAATTTAAATCTATTCCCATCAAAGAAATCTTTTTCATCAAATATTGTTTTATTTTCCAAATAATCTGGAAATGTTGCCATAAAATGCCTCCTTATCGATGTTCTCGTTTGTATATAGATTCAAATGTGGCGTTAAACTCTCTAGAACTCATTGGAGGATTACAATTTTCATTCCACATATAGCAATATGCGTATACTAATGGATCTGGTACACGTCTATTGAGTAATACACCAATCAAAGATGTTAGTGTTTGATTTCGGTTACCTGTTGAGACCCCAAAGGCAATTGACTTCCAAAAGTCATTGTCACGACGTTTAGGATATTTAAATTTAGTTGATCCCTTGTGTTGTGATTTATATTTTTCAAACCATTCTTCTAACATTTTAGTCCCCAAAATTGGGGCGTCACTATGTTGATATAAGAACGGATATTTATCTTGTTGATATACGGGTAACGCCATCGCTCTGCTAGGTTGAAAGCTCCCCTCATCTACTGGGTGACCTATTTTATTTACCAACACTTTTGTATACTTACGGTAATCATCTGCATTGAGACGCTCATTCAATGGCACATACAAGCGTATTCTAGGGCTTTCCGTTTGGTGATTAAACGTAGTATGCCAAAACCACGCAATGCCTTTTAAAGCGTCTGTAATTGCATCATGTAGTGGTCTCAACTTGGGTATGTCATCGTAGTCCAATACTAGGACATCACGATAAATTACATTGTCATTATTACGGTACTTTTTGTATTCTTTACCATCTTCATCAGTACCATCTTTTATATCGCCGTATACAGCTACACCACGAGCATACTTATTAGTATTATTTTGTGGTATTGATAACCTATTAATTAACTCACTCCATTTTGGTTGAGAAAAATTTTTAAAGGAACGAGAATCTAGGTCGTTATACCAAACCACTGATACTTGGGTATCGTGTTCTAGCTTTATTTTGTTCAATTTGTTCACCTCTAGTGATTAACAGAGCAGAAAATGATACAATATATAAAGAGTATTTTATTAACTGCTCTGTTAATTTATTAATTTTCTATGCGTTATCTGATTCTGTCGTCAAACTTACATCAGATGCGCATTTTTCTATTTCACGGATTTTTTTCATAATGTCGTCAAAATCTTTCATATACATAAGCATTAAATCAATAACCTGTGTGTTTTTGATACGGTGCTCGTGATAATTCCAGCCATGCGTATATATTTCTTTTTTAGTTAACATATGATTAGGTTCATGTGTGAAATACTCATCATCAAACCATACAAAAGATGTTACAACATCATTAATTTTCTCTTGTACTACTTCTAAATCATCAAATAAATTTCTTAATTCCCACTCCATTGTTGTTTAACTCCTCAACTAATTTTTTTATTATAGATTTCTTTAGCTTCAATTAAACTTTCTAAAGTACGTTTGCAGTAGTCTATTTTTTCCAAATCTTCACAACTGAAGAAACTTAACTGACTTTGACTTTCAAATATAATTTCTTCTTCATTTTTAATAATCCAGTTGATAGCGTGCATGATATTTTGTTTATTCACATCTAATTTAGCAGCCATTGAATCACTCCACTTCAATATTGCCTACAATATAATCCAACGCCCATTCTAAAATACCAATCACATGACCTTCACGATCTGTTGTGTGTTTTTGTTCACCTGTACTATCTTCAACTGAATAGTAGTAAATTTCTTTATCTTCATTCATAACATCACTTAATGTCATTGTTACTTCATCGAGAATAGAAAACGCCTCATCTTCAAAATCTACCTCAGCAAGAATGTTAAACAACTCTTTATGAACGAGTTTCAAAATATGTTCGTAAAACGCTGTATCGTTATAGTGATAATCTGTAATAAAATGAAAACTATCTTTCGCTGATAAGAATATGTCCTTATCTTTTTCATATAATACTTTTTCTAATACTTGAACCACTTTTGATAATTGATATTTTTGTTTAATTTGCACCTTATTTAACCTCCACGCTTTCATAATTTAATAATGCGATTGTGCTTCCTAATAAATAAATAACAAACGCAACATGTATTCCCAGTAACCAACCACTAAGGAATGAGATTACTGAAATTAAAATTAGTCTGAATAAAAATTTGGCCATGTTATATCACCTTCAATCTTTTTATAAATATTTTTTGTGTTTACGTTTTAAAAATTCTTCAAACTTTTCTACATTCACAAGTGTGAGTGTGCTACTAATATCAAAATACATACTCTCTACGCCTAAATTATCTTCATCATATGAAATGAGCAATCTTCGAATTGTTGAATAACTACAATTAAATAACTCACTTAATAATTTAGGCTTTGCATACTTAACTGGGAATACGATTTGCTTTTCTTCAAGTGCAGTATTCTGTTTAGTTGGTAATTCTTGTAATTTAATATGTGACATTTATTAATTCCCCTTTTCATCTGTAACTTTAAATAAATCGCTTATATTACAGTTCAATAAGTTAGCAATATTTTTCGCGCTTTGAGGACTAACTCCTTTCTTATTATTTACTACTGAACTCATGTAAGTTCTTGAAATATTCACTTTCTCAGAAAATTCTTTTATAGAATATCCATTTGAAAATATTTCTGATTTCAATACTTTTCCTTTAGCTTCCAATGACACCCCTACTTAAATAATTATCTACTTATAACTTAACAATATCGTTATTTATAGGCTCTATAAACAAATAAGTTAATCTATATTTATAAATTAACTTAAGTTAAGTTATATGTCAACTTTTATTTAACTTCAAACAATTTAAATGCTATCATTAACTTATAAATTAAACGAAAGGCTGAAATTATTTAATGTATGAACTGGGAACTTTTTTGAAAAAAGAACGTTTAAATAGAGGGAAATCTATAAAAGAAATTGCTGAAAAATTAGAAGTTAGTAGTGCGTATATATCTATGGTTGAAAATAATAAAACTATCCCTAATAGTGACTATCTATATAATTTATCTTCATTTCTTTATGGTGGAGATGATATTTTTGAAATGCTAGTGGCTGAAAAATATATTGTCTTTTGTTTAGTAGGAAGAATTAAAGTTCAGCCATATCCTTTTGTAAAATTTTTGCTATCTGAACGGGGCATGTTTGAAGAAAATTCAATGATAAACAAACCTTATTATTCATTAAACTGGCTATTTAACCAACAAAAAGCACCTATAACATTCGGACTAAAAAATGAAAACACCTATAATATTGATATTGAAGAAGTATATCCTATTTCACAATATGATTATTTTAATGGTGAACCTAAATCATTTATTCAATTAGATAATAAAGATAAAGAATTTATATATAAAGTTATTGAAACCTATATCAAAAGTAAGTATTCTGATAAAATTATGGATCAATTAGATGTAGATAATAATAATGTTGACTTGATTATAGAAAAATTATATGAAAGTACAGGAAACCCTGATATAACTATGCCTTTACTTGCAATTGATGACTTAACTGAATTCACGAATCAAAAAGAAGTGATTTCAATTAGAAAAAATTGGAAAATTATCAATTTAACTAATTTGGAATTTTTTATAACTAAAAATACAATTGAAGGTATCCGTTCATCAAATGGCGTTTTGGGATCATTTTCAATAGTAGGAGAAATTTTTTATAAAGAGACAAAAAATAGCTTAACCGATTTTGAAATTAATTTCCCAAAAAATTATTTAATTGATATAAATTCGAAAACTAAAGAAATTACATTTAATTATAATAATGACTAAGAATACACATTCACATGTAGTATAAAATTTCATTAAATATTAATTAAGGTGATGGTTCTATCGAACAATGTCTAATACACCATAGAAAAATGAATATAAAAGGTAATAAATTTTGGGGGTTATATATCTGTATAAAAATCTTTAAATAAAAAAGGGGATTTTATTATGGAAATTTTAAACTATAAAATAAGCTATGAATATGGTAGTGATTTATATACTGTTACTGCAAAAACAAATAATGGGAAAACTTTTACTTATACATTTTCAGAAAATCGTACTTTAAAAGAAATTAGATACACATTAGAAGAAATTGCTAAACAATTAGATACATAGTTCTAAAAGTAATTTCTTATCAACTGTAATCATTTAAAAGGAGGTTGCTATGCTAATATTTATCATAGTTTTATTTTTGATCAGCATCATATTATATGTACTAAGTTTCTTTTTAGCACAAAACGAGGGTTTGTATTATAAGAATAATTGTAGGACTATCTCGGCGCTTATATTAGCCATCGGGGTGCTATGTTTGATGGGATATCTTATAAATTATATATCTTCAAACTATTTAGGAGTGTAATACAGCATTACAATATTTGAATAACTATACTTGAACCATTAAGCGTTTATGAATTGGACCATTTTAATTAGCATCATCTTAATGGCTCTAAATATACGGGAGGCATAAAAAGTGATTATCGTTATAAACTGTCTTATGATTTTATGGTGCATATGCTTAATATTGTTCTTATATAACGTTTATATGTTTATAAAAACAGATGGTAGCATCACTACAAAAACTTATTCTATCTGGAGTATATTGTATGGTATATGTATAATAATCATCTTAATAATGCTATATAACTTTAAATAGAAGACAAAAATTTTATTAAGGAGAATATATTTGAGAATTTTAAATTGCAAAATAAAACTAAAGAAAATTACTTATGAAGTTGAAACTAATAACAATAACTATTTTAAACATTCTTTACCGAAAGATATAAATACTTAAGTCAAGTCCAGACTCCTGTGTAAAATGCTATACAATGTTTTTACCATTTCT